CTGACTATTCTAAAGGAGGTCCGTAATGACTGTATCTTTTTCATCTTCTGGACGCTATCATATTAACACGGTTTTTTGTCCCGTGATTACCCTTTTTATATTTTTTTTGACAATAACCAGTAGAATCTTCTCCTCTGCTCATAATATATATTCTTGCAGCATGGCATACCTTTGGCATCTCTCAGATACCGATATGTAGCATAATCGCTTGTGACTCCTTCCAGGATCCACTGGTATAACTCTGCATCTGTCTCAATGGCAGTCTGCTCAATGGTCTTGCATTTCTGTTCTAGTTCCACTCGTTTGATTGCTAACTGTTCTGTGGCACTTCCTTGTGGCGGGCTTCCCTGTCCCTCCTTACCATACTCAATTGCCTTGACGGTATCTGTGAGCGCGGCAAGCTCTCTTCTCCATTCCTGATACTGCATACAGTGATGCTTGAGTTCCAGGAATCTGTGCTTGGAGATATTATATTTCTTTTCATTAATTGGTCTTGTGTCCGGCATATATCCTCCTACGCTGTTCTTCTCCGTACATCTCTCATTGCCTCCGGGCTGATCTGTGCATAATAGCGACTTGTTACAGTCGGATTGGCGTGTCCCATCACTTCCTGAATGATTCCAATGTCTGTTCCTTTGTCCTTGAGATTGACTCCCAGAGTCTTTCTGAGCTTATGCGGATAGACTTTGCAGTCCATATTCTTGCCTACTTCCTTCATGGCGTTTCTGATTCCGCTCTTCTTTAGACGGTAATATGGCGCCTTGTCCCACACGAACAGTGCTTCATTGTCATCGGTGCGACTGTCCAAGTATTTCCGCAAGTGATATCTGGCTACTTCGTCCAGATACAGCAGACGATACTTGTAAGACTTCTCGCTCATAATCATGATGTCTCCAGTCGCCCAGTCTACGTGATCGATGTTAATCTGTGGAATTTCTCCAACGCGTGCTCCGGTACTTCTGAGCACTTCGATGATGGCTCTGTCTCTCAGGGAGATGCAACCCTCCCGGAGCTGTTCGATCTGTGCTGGCCGGAAGTAATCAATTGGCTTTATTACTTCCTTCATCGGCTCCGTAGCCTCCACCGGATTATAGCTCATGAACTTTTCTTTGCGCATCCATGTGAAAAATGCTGATAAGTATCGGCGTTCGTTGTTGCAGGTGGACGCCTGATTCTTCTTGCCTCCTGCTGCCACGTTTCGCTTCTCATACCAGTCGAGATAACTGTCAATGTCAATCTCGTCCATTTTGTTAAGTGGCTTTTCAACGACACTGGTAAGACGCATAATGGCATCACGGTACTGAGCCTTGGTCTCTGGACGTAAGTTCTTTTTCTTGATCATCATGAGGCTGATGTAATAACGGTTCTGTTCTTCGGTTGATGTCCTGATTTCTGCCGGAAGATTTGTAATCTCTTCCATGTTCACGGCTACTAATTGTTTTTCAATGACTTTCTGCATGATATCTAAGGTCGTGTTGTCTACATATCCGGACATCTCGAAGATGATATTATTAATAATTTCACTTTTGATACTGGCATTATACATAATAGTCCTCCTTGTTTCCTAAGAGGCATTATGGTATAATGCTCTTAGGTGAATGAACAGTAGATATAGTGTCTTGCCGGACGGTCTACTGTTTATTTTTTTTATTGTCAATGTTCACTCACCCTTGACTGCTGCCACAGTTGTTATACTCTTTTTTGGAATTTTTCAAGCATTCTTGCTTTCCAGCCTTCCGGCTGTTCTTCTGGCTGTTCCTGTTTTTCTCTATTGTATAAAAATGATTTTATTTCCCGTTTACACTCTCCACAGTAGCATCTGGCTTTTACCGCGCCTGCTTCAAATGCTGTTGCCAACGCATCTACTGTGCCAAGTATACTTACGCTCTCGGCTGTGATTGCCACTCTATAGATGGTTCCGTCTACAATTGCTTTTCCGCAACGGTCACAATAATATGCTGTCATTTTACTCCTCCTCTCCTTATAGTTGTTAGCAAGTCTTCCACTCCCTGGACGTATCCGTCTTTATATTCTGTAGCCTCTTTTATTTTCTGGCTACACTTTCTCTCTGCTTCGTTTTGCAACTTATTTGCTCGTTCTTCTATCTGGTCATATTCTTTCTTGTCCATTGCAGCCTCCTAAATCTTATCTCCTATAAGCTTTTCTGTTATTTTCATGTATAAGTCTTTGTATACGTCTCTTTCTGCCGCGACTTTGATAATTTCGTCTGTGTTTTCTGGTTGTGATAATTGTTTTTCTAATTCCTGCTGTTTATCAATCTCTTCCTTAATTCTGTTTCGAAGTCCATCATTTATTCTCTGTGCCTCACTCAGAGAATCTGTCAGCTCTTTCAGCTTTTCTGCCATAGTATCGTCGCTTTCTGTGATTCCGAGTGATATGGATAACCCCTTGTTAATTTTCTCTATTTCCTCGTCCGTACAGGTGCGTATGAATCCGTCAATTCTGTCTTTGCTGACACTCACAACCTGCTCGCATAACGCCGTAGATGGTAGATGGCATCTTACTTTTGCGTGTGTTGGCAGTGATTCATTTGGCTTTTCTACCAGATATGCCACTTCTACCATGTTCTGGCTTTCGTTAATGTCGTTGTTCGACACGATAACCGCCGGTCTACCTGTGTCCTGATTTATTTTTTTGATGTAGAATATGTCTCCTCTATATATTTCCATTGTTTTTTTTGCTCCCTTCTCTGTATTTTTGATAGCTTGAAATGCTGTTGGGTCGTAATAACCGGCTCCATTTCTTTTTGCACTGTCCATATTCCCTCTCCTATTTTCCTGATCTGAGCATGTAGAACAGTAATTCTGTTATTGATCGTTTTCTTGGTCCTGGTGTGCAAGGAATTATTTTATGCAATCTCCACTCTCCAGCCATTGTTGCTTTTGTAAGTGGTGTAGGATTTTCAAATTCGTCCCACTCTTTTCTGCTTTCTGGGATCGCTACCATGATTCCGTAGTACCTAGATGATTCCGGGTTACATTCCCTGATGTGTTCTAAAAGCTTTCCTGAATTTCTGTCTGCGATTAAATCCTTGTAACACTCCATTGTTGTTACGATGTAATTTTGCTCACCAAGAAAATTCAGTCCGTTTCCGCTGTAGATATCTTCCCGGCAACTCTTAATTTCGTAACAGATGAATTGTCCTTTTTCGATTGCTCCTACGGAGCATTGGTTTGGTGGCATGAACTGCATGAAATCTACTCTTTTTACGTTCGTGCTTCCATAATCGATACTGACTTCTGATGCCCAGTATTTGCCTATTCCTTGTAATTTCTTTGTTATCAGCAGATTACTTAAAAAACTAGTTACCATTTTCCTGTTCATTTTCTACTCCTTATATGCTTCTGGAAGTGGTCTCCATGCTTCTACGACTATTCCGAAGTCTTCACATGGCATATCTTCGCTAAGATAGAATGTTTCTCCAATATCGTCTTCTTCGTATTTTCCGACGCTTGGAGCGTCAAAGCCTTCGCATGATATCAATACATATTCTCCAGTTTTCGGCAATCTTTCACTGCACGGAATCCATCTTGTCTCTTCTTCTACGTCCTGCTCTTTTTCCTCGCATTCTATAACTGCAAAATGAAAGTCGCATTCGTCACATACTACGTTTCCATCTCCATAGTATGCGTTTATTCCCAGCGCCTCTCCGCATAATGGACAGTAGTTTGTTCTACTATTGTCTGCAATTCCACATATATATCCTTGCATTTTTTTCTCCTTTCTTAACTTGGTTTTTCTTTCATTGGTTTGCCTTTTTCGTAGACGGTGCAATTATCTGCCGTGCAGTAATGACTTCTGGAAAATTTATGGAATGCTCCGTAATTACAGAAGCTGACGGGATATCTTGCACGCCATTTACAGGTCTTGCATTTTTTTCTGTCACCGTTCGAGCCTTTTGGTTCTTCTTTGGGTTTTGGCTTTGGTTCCCGTGGTTTTCTCTGTGTTGGGTCTCCACCCTCTCTTCGAATTCCGACTAATCCGTCTGCCGTAATTCTGTATTGTACCTGCGTCTGGGTTAGGCCCATCTTTTCGGCTATCTTTCTATTGGTCAGTCCCTGTTCTACTAGGGACCTTAATAGCTCTTTGTCATATTCTTTCATGCAGCCATCTCCTTTCTCGCTTTCCGAAATAACTTGGCTTTCTCAGCATGGTACCGGATCAGTTCCGCGACTGCTGCCATCTGCGCCTCTTCTACCTGATGTTGTTCATAGATTTTCAAATCTATGCCCCACTCTTCACCGCCTTCGTAGAGAAGCCACCGAAAGTTTTTGTACGCGATATAGGCAAGCTTTTTTTCTCCGTCTACGAGATCGATTTGTGTCATGCTTTCCCGAATCCACTTCATAGCATTTCCTCCATATCCGCTGCACGTCCTTCCCATTTATCTGCTTGTCTCTTGCAGTAATCTATAATGGTCTCAACTGCTGCCATCTGTCCCGGTTCAATGTCTAACTTGCCGAAGCCTTCCATTTCTCCAATACATGAAAGTCTTGGAAATAGGCTCATCCGATACCACAAGAACCAGCATAATTCCGCTTCGTCCCAGGTTAGTTCTGCGATTTTTTCGTCTTCTTGATATAATTCCAGACATTCGTCCGATTTAATGGTCCACATTTCTTTCTGCGTCTCCTTGCTACAATCATCTTGTTCCGGTCGTCGATATAATAATCTGCATAGACCTTCCGACAGTTGTTCTTGTATTTGTTCTTATTTTCTGGAATATTGTCATTGACTGCGTCAAACTCCAATCCGTTCGCCCTGCAGTATATGACTGCTTCCTGCAATAGATCTCCCTCCCTGCATGTCCAGAGTATAATCTTATCTCCGGACTGCTGCCGTTTAATCAGGAACTGGAATAATTCTGTATTGGGTTCTCCCAGTTTCGGATATTCTGCTGTATTTAATGTGCCGTCGAAATCTACGGCATATATTTTGTTCATGTGTCTCCTTTCTCCTCCCGCCCCCCCCGCCCCGCGGGGAGGGGCTCTTGTTTGCTTCGGGGGGTACTAC